CAACAGATTTGGACATACTCTTCTTGCGAAGTCCAGCCTCTCTTATTCCACAACAATCTCCTCGCTTGGTTTACAGCTTTGACTCCGCGCTCATACGAACACGTTCCACTGTCTCCGACGAAACCCTTAACGAGTTCCACCATCTCTTCGAGGGTATCAGCCATAGGGATTATCGTTACCGATAATTACTTTTGGTAGCCTTGCTTGGGAGTGCCAGCAGTCGTGTAGATGCTTGGCTTTTTGGCTCCAAGGTTTGGCATATTACCCATACCTTCGCCGATTTTGCCGCGAGTTGGTGCGCCGCCAGAGACGAGCTTTGGGTCTGTTCCTTTTAGTGGTGTCATATGTTTATTTTGTTTGTGATGGCTTATGGTGTTGAGGAATGAACCGCCATCCAGTTCAAGCTCGTAATTTCTGCAATGTTGTTATCAACGCGAATTGTAAATCCTGATGCGTTTTGTGAAATAATCGTGTAAAGCGGGGTTGTTAATGGAGTTCCAGAACCATAAATAGGAGTCAACGAGATTCCATAAATAGCAGTTGGAAGAGGAGAACTAAAAGTAATTCCAATAGATGTTGTATCTCCAGCCGCTATTCCTGTTTGCGTTCCGTAACGAACTTTAACAGTCGGAATTGCAGCAACAGTTGTTTCCAATGTATCGACTCGCGTATCAAGTGCGGTAATCTGTGTTTGCTGGTCAGCAAGGTCTTCATTAATTTGAGCAACTTGCGCTGGAGTTACATCACCAAGTCCCGGAACATTGATAGTTCCATTAGTAAGAACTTCATCAATGAATACTTGAAATACATTCTGCCAGTTACCAGTTGGACAGAAGTCATCTGGAACATTTGGAAATGTAAGTGCTGGCGATGACGATTGATTGTCCATAGTTTAATTGACGATATTGTATTCCCAATATTTTTCTTGGCAACACAAAAATGGTTCACATTCTTGATTTTCTTCTGGGCAATCACCAACTGGAGAATCATCGTTGTTCTTGATATTTGCCATTAACCTTACTCGGTCAACTGTAGCTGCTCCGGTTAGGTTGACTTTGATCTGGAACTCGCTTCCCTCTACTGATGGGATGCCTGCCAAGTCATTGCACTCACTTGGGTCGGGCGTGTTAAACTTGTAGCGTTTGTAGCGATTACCACCTCGTTGCGGGAAGCATTCGGTTACTTTAGGTGAACATGGATCGCAACCAAATGTCGTAGGAACTTTTAGTTCTGACCAGCAAGGATTAGAGTCAGCACGGAAATCAACATAGCTATTTACTTCCCCCTTAATCTCACTCATCCACATTTCTCCACCAGTAATCTTTTTGCGGAGGAACTTGTTGGTAGCCCCACTTCGGTTGAAGTCATACCTACCAGTTGTGAAGAAGGATTCAATTTGTCTTGTTCCATTCGGGCCATAGTCATCACCTTGAGCTATGGTAAACTCGTAAAGTCGGTTCTTATTGTCTGCGTCAAATGAGAATCCAAATCCACGCTTCTCACCTTGGATTAATGCAGACAAAAGTTGAGTTGGTCTGATGCCCGTCCAGATACCATTCCAACGAAATTGAAGTTGTGCGTCTGGTGCGGGTGAAGAAGATTGGTCAAGGTCGAGAACCACCATCCCACGATGATACCTATTCAGTCCTTCTACACCTTCTGCGCGGTAGGTCTGTGGTGCTACTGTGCTGATAAGATAGTTGTTGAAGAACATTGTAGAAGCGAACTGCTTCATCCAAGGCGTATCATTTTCTACCCACTTGTTGACTTCTCTTGATAGTTTGCGAAGTGAGAAGTATCTGGCAAACTCAGATTGGCTATTAGAATAGAATGCCCAACCATCGTGTGATCTAAACCAAAGCTCAGAGTTGGCTAATCCAAGGTATGGCGATGTGCATCCGCGCCCAAGGAGTGAGATGCGCTGGATGTTTGAAGTGTTCCATTGGCTTCTTGGGATAGATACATCCATTGAGAATGCTCCGTTACCAGTAAGGATAACAAGCTCACCTTGTCCACGGAGGTTAGTTCCGATCTGTGGCATGACTTTCATCCCAGTAATATTCCCCATCATGGCGGGAGTCGAGAACGCACCGCCTTCTGCCCAGTATCCTATCTCTGTAAAGTTCTCTGTATTTTTTGTATCAGTAAATCCACCACCATAGATGATGTCAGATGCGTAGATTTGATTGAACTTGTCAGCTACAAAAACGCGCCCAAAAGCATACTCCATGATCGTTCCAATCGGCATCTTTGCCAAGTATGGATTCAATCGGTAGGCAGGTAGCTTGACTGTGCCTGTCCCTGTTCCCCTTTGAGTGTCTGTGATGACTGCTGTAAACTTAACTCCAATCGTATTGGATGGTGCGCCGATCAGCATGAAGTTTGTAGTTCCAACCGATACAATCTCGCAGTAGTCTCCGTTTTGGATTTCACTTGCTGTCAGTGTTCCCAATACTCCGTCCCATGCTATAGCATTCTGGTAGCCATTTTGGATGTATGCCCGATCTTCAGCTTGTACGAAGAATGTGTGCATCATGCCCGGATCGTTGCCCTCGATGATCTTGTAGGCAAATGCTCGGTTGTTTACCATCTTCAGAAAGTAGATAATCCCAGATACCGATAGCAACATTCCATCGCTCGTTCTGAAGTTAGTCGCTCGATATGGATACGCACCTTGGAAGTTACCACCAAGAATATCGTTAACGATAGTCTCGGCTTCTCCATCTCCAGCAATAATCGGGATGTTTCGAATGCTTGGTCTGGTTCGGTTGATACCGCCTCGGAATGTTCTATTAACCGACTCTGATACTACAGACTCTGGTAAATACGATGGATGAGTATCTGCGTCTTGCGCGATGATACTTGTGAATCCATCAAAGACTGATCCTTCTGCTGGCATTATACAACAATACGAAGTTCACCAGTTACAGTTTTGTAAACGCTATTTACAACAAGCCCACCTGTAACTGCTGCTGCATTGTTTGCGTAAGTTGAAATATTTGTAATTGCAATTGATTTAGATGGAGCTGGTTCTATGTAAATATTTCCCAAAAATGATTTAATAACTCCATTTGTTCCATCTGTTGTTAAACGCAAATCAAAATCATCTAAAGTTGGACTTTTTATGTCAATAAATGGAACTCCGGGAGAATTACTGCCAACTTCAATATTTTGACTCATCAAAGTTACGCTTGCTTTAATATTTCCAACAACATCAAGTTTTTCAGTAGGTGCTGTAGTTCCAATTCCTACTCTATTTCCAGCATCAGATTGAATATGAACATCTGCGCTTGGTGCATATATTTTAATATTTTGACCAACTTTTGTAGTTACATATCCATTTAATCCATCCAGCGTTCCAACGCGCATATCATAATCTTCAGAAACTGGGCTTTTAAAATCAATAAATGCGTCATTTGTATTTCCTACTTCAATATTACCTACATTCAAAATTCCAGTAGTAGTTATATCTCCAGAAGAATTTAACGATCCAGAATTTATTGCTCCCGTAGTAGTCAATGGTTGGCTACCAAGATCAACTGGGCCAGATTGAAGAATGTTATTTACATTAGTAACAAACTCAACTTTACCAGTAGAATCTTTTCCAAGAACAGTGCTGTTCGCTCCGTTTGTCCAAGTCAAATTACCAGCACCATCAGTCTTTAGGACTTGCTGGGCAACTGGACTTTGAATCGTCTTCTGACAAGCGGCAGAGTCTTCTACTACCAATCGTTTCCCATTGGCAGTTGTTTCAAGTGGTTCACACAACAACGGAAAGTTCGTGTCGCATGGTGGGCAAGGTGTGCAGTAGCTCATAATTTAAATTGCTGAAATGATAAATGCTAATAGTTCTTCATAACGAATCCCATAACGATTTCCTGCGGGACGATATTCTTGGATGATATTACCATCTTCATCTTTTGTTTCTTGAATTTCATCCCATTTATCGTAGCAAAACATTCCATATTCATTTGCATTTAACCCTTGTTCGGCAAATGCAGATTCTACTTCTTGAGCAAGAATGCCAATATGAATCCTTGCTTTGTCTCCCTTTTTCTCTACAGCATCATTGAATTTAAATGAACGAATTAAAGATTTTAAACGATTTGCAACAAGTTTTTCTGCATTAGACAATTCTTTGATTTGTTGCTTTTCACGCTTATCAGAAGTATTGATTGTTGGAGTTACAGCAAAAATTTGAGTCCACCTTAAAACACCTTGTCCCAATTGATATAAATTATCTACTGATGGATATGTATTGCTTCCACAAAGAATTTGTCCTCCATCTAATAAAATACCAGAAGTTTGTCTTGTAATTATTTTGTTTATTCCTGATCCAAAGGTTGTTTCATACGGATACCCTCTTTTTGAATATCCAGAAAAACGAGTGCTTGTCTCATTATTAGTTATTGGAGTTGTGCATTCATACATTCCACCAACAATCATGTTATCATCTGCTCCAGAGTCTATTAACATTCCAACGGAACCACCATCAAGAGCTAAGGAAGTAAGCCTGTTTTTTCTGGAAGTAGATTTAACATGAAATAATGTTGCTGTATTAAAAGCTTGGCCAATAGCTTCAATTTTTGTATTAGAAAAACCACAACTTTGAGTATTATTTAATTCAATTCCTTTTCCATTTAAACCAGTAATATAAAATGTATTACTTGTAAAATTTGATTGAAAAAATGGCCCATCAATAATAAGAGCATTTGTATTGCCCCAAACATGAGTATTTGAAATATTAACAAAAAGTGCAGCACCTATTCTTATTCCAATAGTATTATTGTAAATATTACAATGACTAAAAATAATACCTTCGCATTGATGACTGATTGTTGTTAAAATTTTTACTCCAGTTCCAAATCCAAGAACTTCAACTCCATTTAACTTTGAACTAATACATGAATCAATAATAATACCATCTCCGTCCGCTGTTCCTGAGTTAATAAAATTACAATTTGTAATATTTGATTGAAAACAATTAAATATTTCTAATCCTTTTGCCCATGAGTTTCCAGTAACATTGATATTTTCTAAAATACAATTCACTTCCCCAAGTGGTTGCCAAGGATTCCATAGTAATTTAATTGAAGTTAATGCGCTTGTGCTTGTGGTAACAATTCCTATATTTTTTAAATCAACTGTTTGTGCAACATTTGCTATTACTTGAAAAGAAAAATTTAATCCATTTGTGCCTTGAGTGAATTTCAATATAGAAGAATAACAACTATTACCAAATATTTCAACATTTTTATTTGAACTTGTTAATTCACTTGAGCAAATATAAATTCCTTCTGGAATATAAACAACTTTCCCTGTATTTATAGCAGCTTGGATCGCCGCAGTATCATCAGCGACACCATCACCAACCGCTCCGAAATCCTTCACATTCATTACATCAGCAAACCGATTTGCCAATGTCCTTGCCGTAGTCGATCCAGTTGCAAGAGCCGTAGCACTCGATGCTGACCCTACAAAGCTGTTTGCCGTCACTACGCCAGCGTTGCTCACAGTCATCTGGTCAACGCCACCTACCCCGATGATTGCCTGTGTTCCGTCTGTGGATGCTTTAATGTTTGCGCTCATGTTTTTAAATTGCTGAAATAATAAATGCTAATAGTTCTTCATAACGAATCCCATAACGATTTCCTGCGGGACGATATTCTTGGATGATATTGCCATCATTATCTTTTACTTCTTGAATTTCATCCCACTCATCATAGCAGTAAAATCCATATTTGTTAGGATCAAGACCATGTGATTTCATTATGTCTCCAACTTGTTGTGCCGATGCGCCAAAATGAATTCGTGCATTTTCACCTTTTTGGTCAATAGCTGAATTGAATTTGAACTTACGAAGATTTTGTTTTATTTCAAGAGCTGCTGATTTTTCTGCATTTTCAATTTCTAAAAATGTTTTTTCTCTTGCATCAGAAGTATTGATTGTTCCTGTTTGAGCATATACAATTGTCCACCTGTTACTTGGTGAACCAAGCGAAGTTGTAATATCATCAGCCGCATTAAATATTGGTGTAGATAATCTAATATTTCCACCTACCAATGTTAATGTTCCTGTTCCAATAACAGAACTACCTCCAGATGCAATTATTCTTGAATCAAAAATTGAATTACCATTTGAATAAAAATCAATGTATGGCGTGCTTGCAACCGAAGTATTACCTATTTGAATATATGTGTTATTCCCATCTGGGCCAATGGCTAAAATTCTTTGATTTAATGAATTATATGAATTTAAAATATATCCATTTCCTTCAGATTTAAATGCTGATTTTTGACCAATGGATTGAAACCCATGCCACCAGTCACCCCTTGCGATAAAGGCTGATTCACATTTATTTGGGCCTAAATTTACAGAATCAAATCCCCAAACTTTTGGATTTGCGCCGGGCGCACTGGGATTTGCTTTATAGTTGAATGATCCAAGTTCAAATCCACAAGCCTGATTTGCGTGACCAGCAGCTGTTAAAGCAACATTAGCATTATGCGCCCAAACTTTTGTAAAAGCATTAACAATAAATCCAGTTCCATTTGTCGGAGTGCTTGGTGTTCCACCGCCACCAAATAAATACCAATCTGTAACAGTAAATTCTGTTCCATTTGCATTCCATGATTCTACAATTCCAGACCATTTAGCGGGGCTGTGTTTTGTATCTATAATCATTCCTTTACGGAATTTTTTTACTGCATCTGGAGATGGTATTGTTGCAGTTGTTACTGTTTTTGATGTATATGTTCCAGACGATGAATCAAGTGTTGCTGGAGGAGACGCATTATCAACATATATTCCAACAGTGTCTCTATCTGCATAAAAAGCAAGATCAGATGGACTTGTTATTCCTAATATTTCAGCTTCAGAATCTGATGTTCCATTATTCTTAAAAGCCATTCCACAAGCAAAATCAGTTGATCCATGGTGTTCGTCTGTTTGCCTTTGGGCAGTCCTCCAAACCTCTCCATTTATATTATTTGGATTTGATAAAATTGCAGCTTGGTTTAATTCCCATACAACTTCTTTTCCGTATGTATCAACCATAGTAGAAAGTTTATATGTGCCAGCAGGGACATAAATATAACATATAACTGCTCTTGGAACTCCAGTTCCTCTTGATCCATTGATATTGTTTGCTGCTGGTGCAGCTTGTGCCGCAGCACTAAATGCCGCAGTATCATCAACTACTCCATCCCCAACCGCGCCAAAATCTTTGACATTTACTACATCAGCGAAACGATTTGCAAGCGAACGAGCGGTTGTGCTGCCAGTAGATTTAACAAGACCATTGATATTTCCGCTTGCATCTACACTCAACAAATCCTGCGTAGTTGCGCCTGCATTGCCCCGCGCCAGCTTAATCGTGCCGTCTGGTGACGATGGCACTGCCAGAGTAAAGTTCTGCGTTGCTGTCGGTGATTGTCCTACTTGGACTGCGTTTGCTTTGATGAGACTCATACGATTGTATAGGTGCTGCCTGATGGCACTGTTAGTGTGACTCCGGGGTTTACTGTGATTGGCCCTGCTGACATTGCGTTGCGGTCAGTTGTGATTGTGTAGTCAGTTACCATTACTTGGTCATTCTCGTAGAATACTCCGAAGGTATTTCCACCAGTTGGAGCCTTGCCGCCCGTTGTGCCTCCAGCGGCCTCAACTGCGATACGAGCATAGTAAGCTGCACGATTTACAATCTCATTCAATGCCGCCTCACTTGGGCCACATGGATTGCATTTAGAACTTCTGGAATTTCCGCAACTCATAGTTTTATCGTTAACGATAGTTTAGTTTTAGTCAAGCGTTTTCCACCAGTAAATATGGAATCGTCTTTTGGTTATATCTATTCATTTCTGAATAGACGAGGTTAATGAACCCATCCCATTGCGAGGGGTAGATCGTCTGGCATCCTTCCGATGAAGTTGTTTTGTATCCCCCCTTATGGATGTTTATCGCAATCCCCATCGAATCACCTTCACCATCTCGCGTAACAGGGAGTTCTTCTTTTGCGTTAGCAGGTCGCAACGCTGGATAGCCACCTCCGGGTTTACTAATCCCATGATTGCCTTTACGAAACCTATGCACGCCCGTTTTAAGCACCGCAATACCCTTCTTGAAAACAGAAGGATCGGTATTAGCGTTAAACGTAGCGTGAACAGAAGGAGATAATAATATGATCGCATCGTCGTAGATACCCCTTTGATTGCCTGATGGCTGGAATGTCTCTGAGTAGTATCCACGAATCCCAACCAAACAAACCAAGTCCTCGATCCTCGCTTTGATTACCATTGCGAGAGTCTTTTCCTTGGCCTGCTGTGGTCTGGAGCTGGGAATCATTATCCTTTACGAACTACATTGATAAGTCCCACAAGGCCGAGTCCCGCAATAATGATGGACTCTTGAAGTTCTGGTTCAAGTTTAACTCCGACTGCCGTAGCAATAAGAATAATGCCGCGCCATGTGCTATTCTCTGATAGCCGTTGAAGTAGTATATTTACAATTTTCATTTTTTTGTTCCTTTTGGTTCTGGAAGTTCATAAGTGATCCTTCCAAAGTCTGTCTGTAGAGAAATTCCAAGTGTTTCGCATCCGGTCAGAAATGCCATTGCGAGAAATGCAAGCGAAATTAAGATAAGTCCAAGTGCGATTTTTTCTGGTTTCATTGTTTACGAATTTTGTTAAACATATAAACTATCGTCATAATTCCTGCAATTAAAGAAACAAATAATCCTCCAAGCCGCAAACCAGCCTCAATGTGTGGCATTAAACTAATCATGAATCCAGTAAAGCTGGTAGTTGTTCCGATAATTCCTGTGAATGTTGTGTTGTCGTTCATTATTCAATTTCTGGTTTTGATAAAAGTGTAATTATTTCAGACATTGGAATTACATCAACAAAAAGAAAAAGTTCTTTTGGAAGTTGTGAAAATCCTGATGAATAAAGACCATTTTCACCAATTTCTGTTAAAAGATCAGCGCAGAGCATTTTCCGACCATCGATGAGATCGACGGGCGAGGCGACATGGTTAGGGTTGCCATGCTCGGCTTGGACGGCGGTGAGTTGCGCGGCGAGTTCGGGAGAGAATACAAGCGCGAGGTCTTTCGTGGTCTCGTAGCTTACGGGCTGTGTGATGAGGTCGGCGAGTGTCATGGGATGGTGGCGGCGAGGGCGGTCATGAGGTTGGATACACGGGTGTTGAGCGCGGCGAGGTCTAAGGATTCCCCGATGGAGTAAAAAGCAAGACGCCCATTTGAGCGGTTACTAATCGCTCCATTAAGATTTGCGCCGTAAACAAAAATGTTGCCATTGTATGTTCCAGTAGATGCACTTGTAGAGGTTCCCGTCGCTCCAGCCCATCGCCAATTAGAACTATTGCTCGCAGTCCTTGAAACGCCCGCCAAGCTTGTGCCAGTTCTGTTTAATGGTGCGCCCGCCCCTGTATTTCTTATTGCAAAATTAACATTTGTCGAAATATGGCTATATACAGCCGGAGTTGGAGTTGTTCGCAACGCTCCTAAATAATACAAATTAATAACGGTTGCGGGTGTTGATACCCACACGGAAAGGCTGGCATTATTTTGAGGATCGGCATCAGCAGCGCGATTGCTGTTAAGATATTTAGTCGTTGTATTTCCAATCAGACCAGTTTTGCGGTTATAGTCGCCGGAAACGAAATTAAAATTGGTAGGAGCTGTGCCAACAAGCGGAACGAGTGCGCCTGAGAGCGTTCGCGCACCGGCGAGAATGCAAGAGGCTTTTATTGCGCTCCAGATTCCGTCGGATTTGCATCCAATTACAAAATTATTTATTGCAACTTTTACTGTATTCTCTAATAATTGACCATCAACGGATTCAACAGCATTAATGTATGTTTTAGCATCTGCATCTAAAACCGTAATAAAAGAATATGGATTTGTTACGAATATCATGCTTGCGTTCCTCTGATAATTACTTTTAATCCAGTTGCATTTGCTGATCCAATTTGGTCAACATCAATAGTAATTTCAGCATCATCAGCAATGTTTGTGTCAGATATTACTGGAGATATTGCTGCTGTAGTAGATGTTTTTTCTCCATTATCTATTGTAATTTTAGTTGATAAAATTGATGCTCCATTTTTATTTATATCAACAGTAAATATATTTCCAGATATTTGAGCGGTTGTTAATGATGCACGAACACTGGTTACATTCATAGCATAAGGCATTCTAAATGTAACTTTATTTGTCCCAGAAGTAATCAATGATACTTCGTCAGAACAAGCAATTAATAAATCCGCAGGGTTTGCTCCAGAACCGCCAGTAAAATTCCATACAACACCAGTTCCGGGGTGTCTGAAATAAATCTTTTGATCCGTATGGTTTATTGCGCCTTCACCCAAGGCGAGATTTGCAGTCGTAGGAATATTCCCAGCAACAATTGATTTTTTTAATTTTATGACATTGGCCATGATTTTAGGTGAGTTATAAGGAGACGAGGTATTGACCCCGCCTCCTTATTTTGTTTGTTTTTAGTAGGTTCCGCCATCAATAACCGACTCAAGAGCGGCGATGCGGGATTCGTGATCCGCAACATCAGACTCAAGATCAGTTAGACGTGCGCTAACTCCAACAGTTTCCAAGGTCGTGATACGATTGGAAAGGCTGGTGTCGGCAGTAGAGCGGGTGCTTGCCTCTGCATCAATGTTGTCTTGAAGGGTTTCATCAGCAGATTCCAAAGCGGTAACGGCAGTTGCGCGAGCGGAAGCTTCTGCGGAAACAGCGGCGATACGAGCAGTCTCTTCAGTAGAGATGTCGCTTTCGGCTGCTGTCACACGCGAGGCCAAGGCTGTCGCTGAAGTAACTACACCATCAATGCGGATACCGAGAGCGGTGTCGTCAGAGGCGCGTGTGCTGATCTCGGAAGCGAGAGCGGCGTTGTTAGATGTAACGTATCCAGCAAATGCTTGATCGTTAGTAGTATCAACCGAGTTGATAAGTGTAACGATCTCGGCAAAGCTGTCTTTGTCTGCATCAGAGGCAGAAAGGATTGCAGAAACGTCACCTTCAACAGAGGTCACACGCACGTCGAGTGCCGAATCAGCAGCTTCCAGTGTGGACTGGGCAGCAGCGATAGCAATGCCACGGGCGGTTGCTTCAGCAGCGATGTCGTCAGCGAGGTCGCTCTCAGCACCTTCGGCGCGAGTTACTTCAGCACTGATGCTGTTAGTGAGCGTTGTGTCAGCGGATTCACGGGCCGAAGTCTCGGTCGCAACTGCGCTGGAAACAAATGTTTTCTTGGCGAAAACGTGTTCGCCACCGACTGCCAATACTCCTTCGGCTGTGCCGACGAAGAGTGACTTGTTAAGCACGTCCATTGCCAACTCGCCAGTCTGAAGACTAACGGGTGCGCCTGAACCGCGTTTGATTTTAATGATTGGATTACTCATATTTTATTTTATTTTATTTTTTGTTTGTTGTTGTTTTACTCAAATTCGCCAGCATCTATAATTGAAATTAACAACGCATACGATTGAGAGTCTATTGACCACCGCCATGGGAGTCCCGTATCAAGGGCGATGTAAAGCCTATTATTACGACCAGTAGTTGGAAATGATCCTCTGTTTGGATATTCAACTATACTATCGTTAGGTAAAAGTAAATTAGGCGGAAGTATGATTTGCTTAGATGTAAAATCTAAGGTGTCAGAAAGTTGATTTGATGTAAGCCTTGTCATTAGAAACTTCCTCCATCTACTTCGCTTGAATTTGTCAAAGCTCCAATTTGTTCTGCTGTAAATGTTACAGATGATGGAAGTAAGATCAGTCTCGTAATGACGATTTTATCGCCAATCGGTAGTGCTGCATTCAATACCACTTTATTATTTGGTATGTCAAGTGTATAATCGCTACCCGGTTCTTGCGATACACCATTGATATAAACAAAAACACTACTGGGGCCATCCGATGTAGTTAGTGTTCCGGGCGCAATAAATTCAGTCTGGATGTCATCGCCATCGTATCTGGTTGTCTGAAAATTTATCAGACCAGTCGAAGGAGCAATGTCCAACTTCCCTGTAAATGGATTGAATTTAAATGCCATATTATACTTTAGAGTATTCCATTTCTGGATTTTTTGGCAATGTTTTTTAGTCGATTTATGACTTTAACTTTGCTTTTATTGTTTATGATGATTGCCATGGGAATACGTTAAAAATTAAGAGATAAATCTCCATGAAAACCAAGTATTAAGATCAAATGTATTTGCTAACGGTTTCGCAAAAGGAATGGCGGTTGCATAATTTCCTTGAGCGCGAAGATTTATTATATCTCCAGCAACAAGATAAAATGATGAACTTACGCTCTGTATATAATCTATTGTTGTTGAAACAACTGCAGTTTGTGCTATTGTTGCTTGTTCAGCTTCTGGTGAACGTGTAATGTCAATTGATGCCACTTTATTTGTGCCAACATTCCAAGTTGCACCATTTGCTGTTACGGATATGTTAAAATCTAATTGATATAGTCCCGTTTGAACTACAACAAAATCAGCAGAACCTGCTGTATGTGTAATATATCCATTACTATTATTCCACGATCCATCAGCATCAAAAGTAATATCTGTGCTGCCACTTACAAGATTTTGCTGTGTTGTTTTATAGTAAGTTGATTGATATACTTGCGATGCTATATAAGCTGTAGTTTGGATAGTTCCATTACCAAATTTAATTCCGCTTGTATCAACTGATAGAGCAACAGTTGCATCTGGAGTAACGCCAACTCCTACTCTCCCAAGATTAGAAATAACAAAAGCAGTCGAGTCAGGGGATGTTTCATCTTCAACTCGCAATGATTCGCCAGTTCCTGTTTGAGTAATGCGAACGGCTGGAGATGTTCCTTGGGCAGTAAAAACTGCTGCCTCTCGCGTTCCTGTGTTTGATGCAGTAAAAACTGGAGAGGCATTTGATGTCACTCCAATTGTTTGCGGTTGATTAAATGTGTTGCTTTGACTTAATCCAGCAGCATTAATTGTGTTTCCATTTGTTCTCCACGCAAACTTGTTTTGATTAGTAATCCATAGATCGCCATCAACAAGAGTAGCTGGGCCGGGAGTTCCAATAGCATTGCCTATGTTTAGCTTTGAAGCGGTAAGATCAGCAGCGGCAATCAACTTGCCAGTCATTGTGTCGCCTGCTTTTAAAACATAAGCAGAAAGGTCTACAGAAGGAAGGGAAGTAGTAACTTGAGCAACATTTGCATCCTCAAAGTGCATTGTCATTGTTCTACCGCCAAGATTAAGCGCGTAAAATTTAACTACAATTCGATCTGTAGCTAAAATATTTGTCGCTGGGACTGGGATGCTCCACAAATACAATTCATTTACAATTCCATCTGTAATTGTATGTGGATTAGAAATATTTGTTGCAATTAGCGTTTCTGTTCCAGCAAGATTACGCGAATAAATTTCACCATAAATTTTAGGTGTCCCACCATTGGAATTCATTGAAACATAATTTTCAAAATTCCAGTTGCCTGATGGGATTGTCGTAACATTTGGATTATTTAAAACTGTTGCAAATGACCCTACTAATTGTGTTCCTGCGCCAGTAGCTGTGAGCGTAGTCCCTGCACCAATTACTAAATTTTTAGACATCTCATAGTATCCAGAGATACTTGATGCATTTGAGCGATTGAAGTAATATATTGCCCCAAAAGCACCGCCCCCACCGCCACCACTTGTTCCAGAAATGTCAAAATTCCCTGTAAATGGATTGAATTTGAATGCCATTTTACGGGTAAGATATTGTTATCTTCACCAAATTTGTGTCATTAACAGTGGGTGGTTGAGTAGAATATAAAAGAGTCAATGTTGCTACTGTATTCCCGCCATTAAGATATTCAACAGTCTCAATGTTGTTTGTCGAACCATAATACGCAATGTCTATCTCATCATATGGCGGTATATCAAATCCAGCCACTTGTTTCAATGACTCATAGATATTATAATTCTGTTGGTCTGGAGCCAGATTAGTAAAGCAGTTTTGAGTGAGTGCCATAAGATTTTATCGGTTACGATAATTAAAGAATGGGATTAAGAGCAGAATACAAAGCTTCGTTAGTAAGGAAGTATTGCTGATCTTCAGTTTTTTGCACAAAGCAATTTTCAGTAACTGGGGTGAGGCCACCAATGGTTGCGAGTCCAACATAGAATTGATAAAGTTTTGCGGCATCACTGGCAGCGTCATAGCAACCATAAGATGTCGGCGTAATTCCAGCGGCGGCAGCAATTGTTTGAACGAAAGGATAGGATTTATTGCGGTAGTCGATAGCGGTAAAGCAAGCCATAATTTTAAAAAGGGGTAGGGTGAGGGAGTGTTAAGCTCCCCCACCCAAGGTTTAGGTTTAGAAGTAAACGCCAACAACGTAGGCATTCACATAGAGTGCGCCAACACGTCCAGCGGTATCAGCACCGGAGACAACATCAACACCAGCATTAGCATAGGTGAATGTAGTTGAATCAACAACGGTGACTTCAGCCTGCACATCATTGAACGAACTGTCGGTCATGCTGGCAATCGTGATAGTGTCGCCCGTGGCAAAACCATGAGCAGCACCAGTAACGATTGTAGCAACGCCCGAAGTGCGAGCGCGGGTAGCGGTAGCTTGACCAAGACCCACTGTGCTTTTCAGCAAGCGGAGTTTGCGGGAACCAGTAACAACGTAAGGATTGGCGGCAATCGCAAGAGGATTGTAGCGGCCTTGGTTATCAAGAGCGTCGTTGATGGTAAGCGAACCAGTGATGTTTTCGCCAGTGGTTCCATTGTCAACGATCACAATTGGATCGGTGAGAGTGGTTCCGCGAGCGTAAGCAGTCTCAAGGATGATGCTGGTTGGAAAAAACTTGGTGTCTTGATCGTTGAGAACCAAGAGGTCAGCGTCTCCAGCAGCGAGGAGGTTAATAGCAATCGGGCCAAAAAGATTGACGCGATCATAAGCGAGTGGTCGTTTATTAGACATATTTTATATTTTATTAAAGGTTATGGGGAGAGGCTTGAATAAGCCCCTCCCCTATTTAACTTAGGAAGGCACAACGATGTCACCTACACCAGCGCAGCTATAGCAATCCTGAGTGTTCTCAGGAACGATGTAGCTCTGCACGGGGCAGCAAGAACCATAGAGGTTCTTGCTCTTCGGCATACGATGCAAGAAGGTGTGCATGATGGTTGGGTCTTTGACCTGTGCGGCGAGACGGAACTGGGCTTGATAGAAGCCCGTTTTGCGCCAGCGGTTGCACTCCCAATCTGGATTCTTCCATTCCCAATCGCCAGCGTAGTTCTGGGTCATTTGTTGGGCTTGGCTGTATCCAGTCGAGGAAGGCATTGTCCACTTGCACATTGCTTTGTTCACCATAGCAACCGAGATACCGAAGTCGGCATTGCGGTAAGCCTTGTTAGGAATGTAAGCGCATCCGTTTTCAAGAACAGTCTTGATGTAACGTGGAACGCGAACGAGACGCGCCCATGTCGAAGGATCAGCTTCGTTGAATGGAGCGAGTCCAGCGTTGAAGGCAGTGTCAGCGTTGAAACGAGCGGAGTTGATGTCGTAACCGAAGGCGTAGTCGCCGATGATACGATTGATTCCGAGTTTCAGACGGGTGAGACGTTCATCGAAGTCCGTGTTAGCATCCCAGTAACCATTGTTGCGCTTGGCTTGGAAGTAAAGCGCACGGCCAACTTGAGGATCGGGGATAACGATGTCGAGCAAAGGCTGACCAGTAGCGTCTTGGAGATCAAGGCGGAAAGCGTCATCTTCGTCTTGAAGATCAACGAGTGCGTCATCAAGCATATCGAGCGAGAGGTAAGCAATCTTGTTGAGATCAGCAGGAGCGAGCTTAACGCGAATCGCGCAAAGGTCGTAACCAGCTTCGTTGTTGACGGTGTGTTCTGGAACGAACCATGCTTGGTCATCGACCAATCCGCAGTAAGTTCCGTCATCCGTAGTGATACCCATCCATTTGTGTCCAGCACCACCGATGTAGTTGCTACGAAGGAACTCTTCGTGGACGTTCTTGGTGATACGGGCATTCGACTCCTCGAACTGAAGAATCTCTTCAGCAGGGAAAAGGCGGTAGAGAAGGCTCTCAACGCAAATCCAGTCAGTGGTCATCTCTTTACGGAGAAGCTCGAAAGTGTAGCTCTCAGTGCCGGGACGTTGAATGACTTCTGGTTTGCTATCGCAAGAATCAGTCTCGCAATAGGTGTCGTTGATCGCACGGAAAGGGGTGCAAGGATCGTGGAATCCACGGCCAAAGCGAAATGCTTTCTGTTCGGTTGTGTGGTTAAGAGGCCATGCTTGCTCCTCGAAACGTGTGAAGTATGCGCTATTAGTAACAAGCTTCTTCACATAGAGGTCGTTGAAATATTCGCGGCCCTCGCGGAAGAAACTGTCAATCTCAGCACATGAATTGAAATATAGCTGTTCTGATGCCATAATATTTAGTTTGTTTGATTGATTTTGGTTTTGGTTTAGTTTTGCACCGCTAACTATACCATGAGGAATAGCAAGCAAGTGCTTGGTTTCCTCTGCTGGACTCAACCCAGAGTTTCTATCTGTCCAGAAATCGTTTTTCATGCGAGGTCGAAAACTCGCCAACCAGAGTGCGGTTGAGTCCCTAATTTTATCGTAAACGATAATTTCGGCTATCTCTTATGCGCCACACTGCGATCATGTATTTACTATGTCAAGTAATATTTTTTAAAAAAGTTAGGGGGAGGTAGGACAAATAAATCTACCTCCCCCATGACAACCAGAATTAGGAATGATGGGCTATGCAGTCAAGCGATTTTGCGGCGAAAACCTTGCGATTTTTGCAGCCAGTCCCTCTGTCATACTCATTCTTGGTTTCTGGGAATCCGATGAACTTGGGTTAGACGAGATGCGTGATGATCCCTTAAGCTGTGCAATATACTCATCTTTTTCTTTAACCATCTCTTGATAAGCTTTGAGTTGTGCTTGCACCTTTTGATATGCACGTCCTTGATGGATCAACCGATTCATATCTTCCACTGATGCTTGTTCACTCGTTTGTTGAGTTGCAGCAAGCGCAATGGCCTCGTCACGGGACAAGTCATACTTGATTCCCTTTTCCTTCATGTAGTCAACAATTGAATCTGGAATCGCAGTAGCGTTGTCGATTTCTTGTTGCGTGTTCTTGTAGCTTTCGCGCCATTGGTTCAGATACTTATTCCTTCCCTCTTGCTCTTTTTGCTTAGAGTTTTGAATTATATTCTGCTTGGTTTCTTCAAAGTTGACAAGAGCAGCGTGATGTCCTTGAGTTGCTTTGATGAAGCTGTTGACTTGCTCCGCGAATTGATACTGTTTGAATTGCGAGAGCGAGTTTGTGATTTCCTCGAACGCTTGGTCTCGATCTGTTTCTGCCGCTCTACGATCTTCTTCGGATGCCGCATTGAAGATGGAGGAGTTTGCATTGACAGCGCGGGAGAATACTGAAAGAAGCGTTGGATCGTTGGATAGCAATTGTCGCGCAGTATCGTAGGTATTCTTGATAGGATCGAGATAAGTTTTCTTGAAATCAGGATTGCTTGTGATGTCATGGAAATCCAATTTACTTCGGAGTTCCTTGATCTGTTCTGATAGTTGTTGCTCAACTTCAAGCTTCTCTTGGCTGGCTTTGTTGAGTTGTTCTTGGTAATGGTTCGCTTCTTTGGTCGATGTTGATTCGGATACCATTCGCTCAAGCTCTTGGATTTTCGTTTCAAACTTGGGGATTTCGTCCTTTTTGTATTTTTCAAGTTCTTCTTTGAGCTTGCGGTTTTCTTCGATTTGTCGTTCAACGAAGCCTTTTTTCTTACCTGTCCGGTCAGACGTGATTTCAGCTTCGGTAATTCCAGTTGGTTCTTCTGGTGGTTCTTCTTCATTGTATTTAGGTATTCCAAGATTAGGGTCGCCGATGTTGGTTGCGCTTGGCTTACCATCATCAGTTTGTTGTTTGCTGAACTTCTTGAGGAAGTCAGATGTGTTACCTTTAATTGGAACTTGAGGTTTTGCCTTAAGTTCCTTGATTACTTCTGCTGTGTCGTTTGTGTCTGCCATAAATTAGATTTCATCGAGGTCTGGATCAACTGTGCTGTCCGCTGGCTCTTTATGCCTTGCAGCAGACTTTGCTTTTTTGAATGCTCCTTGCTCTTCTGTTCCAATAGCTTCAATAGTTTTGATTGCATGGATTAACGTGGTTACTCCTTCTGGTGGGTTTACGTTAAGTAGCAAGTATGCTTGTAGCTTGTTCCAGTCTTCGTGTGTGGTTATTGCTGCACATAGGGATTTTACTTTATCTGTTGTCATTCTTTTGGTAGTTGTGTTTGAAGCCAGTCAGCCCAACGCTTTTGCATTGGAGTTATTGTTCCTACTGATTCATCTCCAGCAATAATACGAGCTAAAAAATTTTGTTTTAGCGGAGTTTTATCTTGAATTTTACCATATTGCATTCCGGCAATTGATTTTTCTTGTTCTGGAGTCAGATTAAATTTTGGAATAATTTGTTTTTCTTCAATGAATTTTTTAATAAATTCATTTTTATTTTCTCCAGAAATAACGCGAGGTGATTTAGGGGATTCGTCTGGTTGTGCAAAAAATGGAAGTTCTTGTGATTCTCTTTGTTTTGCAAACTCTACTGCTTTTCGTGTAATAGATTTATTTAAATCTGGATTTACAATATTTAATTTATCTGCTGGAGTAGAAAGAAGATATTTCAATTCATTATCATCAAGTGTTGGAACCATCGTAGGAATAAGTTTCTCCCCCGTTCCCCAATCAATGCCAATAGACAATTCGGTAGAAACATCTTTAGGATTATCAAGTCTTGGAATCGCACCAAGAAATCCTGTTCCCTTTATTGTATTATCTGGCCGAAGATTATTTGCGTTCATAGTGTTGCTGGAGGTGGTTCTTCTGTTTCCATCTCAACTTCTTCGGTTCCTTCTGGAGTCTCAACCTCTTCGGTTTCAGTCTCGGTTTCTTCCAGTTCCTCTTCTTCCATTTCTGGCTCTTCCATCTCTGGGGCTTGCTTTCCTTGCATTGCCGCCTGCTTGGATTTCTCCTTTTGAATCTCGGCGCGAGCTTTAGCTTTCTGAAGCGCAAGTTGAGTGATGCCTTGTTCTTTACGTTGCTCAGTGCGTTGAGCGTGACTGATCGAAGCCTTACCAACTGAAATATCAGCAAGTTTCTTCTTGGTATCAATCTCAATGCCAGATTTAGCAGCGAGGTATTGAAGTTTGATGTCTTCCTCGGAGTTAGGTTGACCTTGTTTTTGAGCTTCAGCTTGAGCCATTTCAACGTAAACTTGTTGAAGTTGATCTGCCATTCCTTGTGCTTCTTGCATTCCACCCATGAATTGTTTCAAGAAATCCTGCTTGGATTCATCCTTGGCGATATACTCAACGTGCGCCATGATATGACCACCTTTAAATTTAACAGAACGAACTGCAAGCGATAGGTCTGCCAGTTCTGGTTGACCACCTTGAACTGCTTGCATGGTCATCTGCAACTGCATCATCATATCTTGCAAGTGACCAACAGCGTGTTCGATATGCGGATCAGTTGGCAGCACAGGGAAGTTTTGTGGATTAACAAACGCATCTGTCATTCCAGCGTTTTCAAATCCGATTACGCGAGCAGTATCAGTAATCTTAGTTGGCTTGGTATTCCGGTAACGGGCTACGTTGTCTCGGCCAGATAGTGCTGCGATTGCGTCTTTAACTGCGTTCTCTTGCCCTTCGTTGGCTGGAGTAATTGCCGTAATCTGCAATAGTTTCTCTGCCGTGATTAGTTTGAACGATGGACTACCTGCTCCGCTGATAAGATTGGAACGAATGCTGGTGATATTTTTAAATGCCGCAGCTTCTTTAGGAGTTCCAAGTTCTTCAAGAATCTCATAGAACTTCTTAACATACTCATATCCATCATCGCTGGATTTAGCACTTACAAAGCGTTTGTAGAGTTGTTTGAAATAAAGGGTTTGGCACTCGTTGAAACGTCGGATTTGCGTTCCAGATAGTTTTGCTGACTCAGCTGCATCCAATTCTGCCTCACCCTTCGTGCGTTGTTTTCCTCCAGCGGTAGGAGCGTTGATGCGATACTGACCCATGCCCCGATACATATCTCCCATGAAGAATTGCATGAAACTCATGCTTTCTGCTACTGGAAGTTGGAAGCGGTTTTGAATGAACTTTGCGCCATCTGGCATTACGCTAATTGGCAACCATTCCATCTGCTTTAGCATCTTCGTTGAATCTGGCCCCTGCCCTTCGATCATCAACATGGAGTTAAGTCGGACAGCATCAACCAATGAGTTCATCGTGAAGTCATATTGGCGGCAGGCTACGAACGCTGATTCCGCTTGGCTCTTGATGTCTTGGAATAGTCCACTACCTACCGAGTCGGTAAGCATATACATAATTTCATCCCATGCGTTGAAGAGTCCAACCTTGAGCATCATAAAGCCATGCTGAGTCCTGATGTCATCTTCACTAATTTTACCCGCTCCCTTGATGTTGGAATTGATGTAATCAGCAATCGGTTGATAGTCTTGGAGGATAATCGCCTTGCTAATCTTGCCATCGAACTCTCTCCAGTAAACTTCGTATAGGTCGATTTTTTGGTTAACGGAAAGTGACCAGTTGAATCCTGACTCACTGATCGTGCGGAAGAAATCCTCGCGTGTTTTACGATGGTTTGTAAATGCGCGATGGAATCGGATAGCGTCAATTGCTGCATCCACATTCCAACCCATTGCTTCTGCCGCCGCACGATTCTCAATCTTCTTGTAAAGCTCGTATGGAGTCAAACGGACACGCCTGACAAACTCCTCAAGGTTGCAAAAGTCGATCCTAATGTCGTCTGGAAAGAGAAGGTCAGAGAGGAAGACGTGTTCTGGCATCCATCCAAGTGGACTATCCCACATTCCAATTCCTTTTCCATACAACAACATTTCCTCAAGGTCTTGTTCTGTGTTGTAGAGGTATCCCGGCCACTCTCTGATTGCTTGGTCAAAGGCAATTGCAATGTTTTCTGAGTTAACGAGTCGTTCTTTTTCATTGCCGAATTTACTTTTGATTGTGCAGCAAGCTTGCCGTTCTGTAATTACATCGTAGTAACTCGACTTCTGGTTATCAACGATAAAACTAAGTTGACCATAATTGACATCCGATTGCCAAGGAAGTCGCTTTTCGGCAAGCTTGCTGTAACCCGTGGGGGGAAAAGATTTGTATGCCTTATAGATACGTATACGTTTGTTCTCGCGCCCGATATTTGCAAGTCGTAGATTATTTGCAATGTTCCAGCAATGCGAAGCGTTGGAGATTCGTGTTTCTGGTGGATTGCCATCTTGATCGAGCGTGGCAAGGGAAAATGAGTCGTTACCAATTGAGAGCATAGGATTTTATTTTTATCTTTTAGGATAATGAATTCAAGGCATTTCTTCGTTTGTTACATGAACTACATCCGCGAGCCTTATGCTCAAGTTTAGTTCCAAGAACTTTATCTGTAGCCGCAGCTACTGTGTGAATAGCTTGGGCGATACGATCACCAAGACCATCGCTATACCAACAACGATCACTTGGTTGCCGTTGGCAAGTTTGATCCTCTACCATTTGTTCGATGTTACTTGGAAGATCAACCCCATTGGATCGGTAGTCTTTTTGAATATTCTGAATAAGACTATTCCATGTGCTTCCATAAACTATCGCTGGATATACGACATCATTGCGCTTGATCTCATATCGCCAGAACCACCCTCCGACAGGTGCGAGGTTTTTGTTTTTCAGTTTCATCTTGCCTTTGCACGGAAAATATATTTTCTTATTGATATGTCAAGAGTTTTTTCTTCAAACAAAGGTATTCGTCGCTACGGAATTCAATTCCCAGAAAACATGGATGATCTTGGAATTGAGTTATACTGCTACGCTATAAGCCGAGGAGAATACGGAAAAGATTATTGCATCAAACAAAATATAAATCTTTCAGATTTTAAATTACTTTCCCCGTCTGAGCATTTTTTCAATGCAGTTAAACTCCAATGGCCGACTGAAGTTTCTATTTACAATAGGGGATATACCAATACTCAGTTAATTAGAACCTTAGATGGACTTTGCAGTAACACTGATATTTGTTTGGCGGGAGCAGCTTCAATGGGAAAAAGTTTTCCAGTTGGTCTTTGGATTTACCTTGATTGGTGTGCCGCCCCGCACTGCACTTCGTCTTGGGTAGCTACTACTACTCTGGGTGCGTCCGAAGATCGCATATGGGGTATCATCTCAAAACTCTATAAATGCGCTCGCGTTCAGATAGGTAAACTAATTGATTATCGTCACATGATTGTTTGGGGTGGAGCAACAAACGATGAAGAAAAAGAATACGATAATGCTATCAAAGCTCTTGCATTTCCATCTGGTAATGAAGGTCAAAAGGCTGTTGATACCACCCGTGGTCGTAAGAATGATCGAATTCGTCTTGCACTTGATGAGTTGCCAGAAATGGAAATGGGCGCGATTACCTCAAAAGTAAACTTAGGTGCAAACAACGATGTTACCTTTATCGGTATTGGAAACCCATCTGCTGGTGATAATCCTCACACTCGTTGGGCTATGCCGAAAGACCAATCAAACTTTGATTCAGTCAACCCAGATATGGACAAGTGGGAGACTGAAACTGGAGTTTGTTTATTTTACAATGGTATGCGTAGCCCAAACTTCGCCGCGCCTGCCAATGAACCATCTCCGTTTCCGTTTCTTATGGATCGTAAGAAGCAGGAAATGATGCTGAAACTTTGTTATGGAGATGAGAATGCGATTGACTATGTTCGTAACGCTATTGGTTGGTGGCCGAAGACTGGGTTTGCTCAAACAATTATTACCGCTGATCTGATTCGTAATGCTGATACAAATGAAGAACCTATTTGGGATTCTGAAGGATTCACTAAAGTAGCAGGCTTTGATACTTCTTTTACAATTGGAGGTGACCGATGCGTTCTTACTATAGCTAAACTTGGTTTTGTTCGTGGCACTCGTAATCGCGTTATGTGGTTGGAAAGTCAGAAGGTAATCCAACTATCCGCTAACGCTGCGGCTGAGTTTGAAATCCAACTGGCTACTGAAGTTGTAGCTTTATGCCGTGCCGCTGGTGTTCAGCCTCAGAAGTTTGGTATGGACGTGTCTGGTGATGGTGGACGAGTCGGACAAGCTATCATTCGTGAGTGGCTACGTTTTGACTCTACAGGAGTTTCAATTGCTCTTATATCATCTATGGGTAAACCTACTGACCGACTCGCGGCAGAGGTCGATAAACGCCCGTGTAAGGATGTTTACGATAGGTTGGTATCTGAGTATTATTACTCTTGTTATCACGCCTTCAAGAGTCGTGTTATTTTTGGTGTTGATGCAGCATCTGAGTTGGCGCGGGAACTTTGCCTTCGTAGATACACAATCAAAAATAAGAAGATCGCCATTGAGACTAAGGATGATCTCAAGGGAAGAACAGGTTACTCGCCGGATTTGAGTGACAGTTTAATCTATGCACTCGAAATGGCGCGGCGTAATGGACTTGTTTTTATCGGAAACGATAAACCAGTTCCAACTAACCGATTTTGGGCGCGTGACGAGGTATCAATTGATACCACTCAAGACGATGACTACGGATCAGACGATAACGGAGACTGGTAAATACTGGGCCAAGGCGTTACTCTTGGTCATGGTTTCAGTGACGGCCCCATGTATTGCCGCTTGGCTCTTTATGCCATTTAAACAAGATTGCTTCAAAGCTCGCAATTAGCTGCATGACTCCAT